GCATTACGGGTATTTCCGCATTAAAGGCGGACTTGTCGGGCTTATGAGCCACGGGGCGCGGCAAACGAAAAAGGGCGTGTCTTGGAAGACGTGGGGCGGTAAACGAAAGATATTTGCTCACGGGTTTATTCAGGAGCGTACAAAAAAGAAGAAAAATAAGGCCGGAGAAGCGGTCGGTGAAGAAACCTACAAGGTGGCCTTGATTCGCTGGCATCCCCCTGCCCGGTATCCAATTTACGGCATACGTGGAACGTCAGTATTGAGTGCGTATTTACACAATAAGTCCCTGCCGAAAAGGGTAGAAGCGAACCTTGCCGGGCTTGCGGCGCGGAAGCTTGACCAGAAAATAAAATATCTACTCGAAAGGGCGCGGTAATGTCAAACCCGGTAGTAGAACTCATAACGCAGGATATTGTAGAAAAGATTGACGCGATAAAGGTTGCTGACGGCTGGAATCAGGACTTAAACGCTGTGCGCCCTACGCGCCTCGGCAACGATGAAAATCTTCCGATAGACAACGGGCTTGTTATTGTGCATCAGGAGGACCCGGACGACACGGACTTGGACGCGGACAGGGGTTCGCAGGGCCTGAAGGCTTGGGCGCAGCCATACCTTTTAGAATGCATCGTCTGGCAGGACGATGACGCCACGACGCCGATAGACACGCTGATTAACCGCGTAAGAGCCGACATAGAGAAAAAACTAATGGAAGACGAGTCCCGAGGCGGCAACGCGATAGAGACGCTTCTCGGCGGTTCTATGAAATTCACGGACGAAGGCGACGCTGAATTAACCGGTATTATAATCCTTATTACCGTTCAATATCGCGTAAGGCTTACTGACCCTTATACAAAATCAAACTAATTAAGGAGAATTGATATGGCTCTGTTACACAGAAAAAGGGTGCTCGTGGCGAAGATTGAGACGACGCCGGGCACTGCTATCGCCATCAGCGGCGACGACGGAGAGTTCAACGTCTTTGACGCCGTTATGCAGCCTGAAATTGAATTTGAAAAGCGAGAAGGGCAGTCTGCTTTTTCGCAACTAAAGGGTGTATCTTCTGCAGAAAAGGGAACGTGTACCTTTCGGCTGGAGGTAACGGGCAACGCTGATGCGGGCGACCCTGTGCCGGTTTGGGCGGAAACTTTTCTTCCGGCCTGCGGGATGGTACTGGGTACGGCTACGGGCGAAACTACGACCTTCTCCCCGCTATCTGAAGCCCCCGGAACGAATTGCAAGAGTTTGACTATCGGGCTTTACGAAGACGGGCTTTTAAAGAAGTTGACCGGCGCGGTTGGCAACGCTGAATTTATCTTCACGGCTGGCAAGCTGGCGGCGATTGAATTTTCGTTTGAAGGCGTCTGGAATGACCCCGCCGACGTTGCGATAGTCGCGCCGGACTATCCTTCGGCTGCGCCTTTGCGATTTGTATCGTCAAGCCTTACGCTTGACGCTTACACGCCCATTGTTAACGAACTTCGCGTCAATCTCAATAACGAGATAACTGTGCGCGAAGATTCAACAAAGGCTTCTGGTTATATTTGCGGCATTATTACAGGCCGGGATATAGCGGGTTCGTTGAATCCTGAAACCGGGCTTGTCGCCACACAGGATAGTTACGGCGATTGGCTTGGCGATACGGAAATGGCGGCGAGTTGGGTATTGGGGGCGACGGCGGGCAATATCGTAACCTTCGAAATTCCAAAGTTCCAGTTTACGAATTTGCAGGAAGCCGAGCGCGAGGGTGTTTTGATTGACGACATAGAATTTCAGGCGAACCGCGATGCGGATGCCGGGGATGATGAATTTACAATAGCGTTTAGTTAGAAACTAAAACAAGAGGGAGGTTAAAATGCCGTTAGCATTAGACCCGGAGTGTACGTTTAAGCACGTATTAACACACGACAAGAAAAAGCCGGAAGGCGAGCAGCCTTATTTTGTGTTTCATTATTTGAGTGATAAGGACTGGAAGTTTGCCGCCAAAGTAAGTGAAACAATTGACGACCTCGGCCCGGACGCGGCATTGAAGGAGCGCGAGGACGCCATACGGCTTGGGCTTGTCGGGTGGGGAAATATGTTTGACCGCAAGGGCGGGGAGATTCCCTACGACCCCGATAGGCTCGAGGAGATTATCAACCCCGTCGAAATGTGGGAGCTTCTTGTTGCTTTGATGACGAGAACGATTCCGGGAGCAGAAGACTTAAAAAAATCCGAATCGCCGTCGCCTTCCAGTACGGACAAATCTGCGGAAAAGAGCGATGTCCACGCGGCGGCGAAAAAGGAAGAAGAACGTGCGCCCGCAGTGGACTTTTAAAGTCGCAGCCAGTTTTTATGGAATGCCCGATTTGCGACGGCGGAGGCGATGTCGATTCCGAAAGCGAGCATTACTGCGAACATTGCGAACACGGGCGGTTTGAGATTGCAACTTGCCCGTTGGAATTGATAACGTCCGATATTTGGAACGCGATAGAATTTGCCGGACTTTACAAGCGAGGGCTGCCGCCGATAGCGGGCGGCAGTCTCGCGCAAACAAAGTCTTTTAACGATGCGGCGGGTTTTATCTGGAACGAACAGGCGCACTGGAAAAACAAGTTGTCTTTAATGTAGGATAAGCTATGGCGGCCAAGCGATACATAGATGTAATTTTACGGTCAAAAGACCACGCTTCACAAAAGTTTAAGCAATTCAACACGCGGCTTGGGATGACGCAGCAACAAATGGCGATGGTGAAGACTGCCGCTATTGGCGCGGGCGTTGCTCTTGCTTCAGTCGTAACGCGGGAACTTATCCAAACGTGGGTTGAGTATGAGAATTCTATGGCCCGCGTAAAAGCGTTGACCGGCGCAGTGGGCGGAGAATTTGATAAATTGAACGACAAGGCGCGGGAACTTGGGGAGGCAACGGTATTTTCCGCAAGTGAAGCCGCGAAGGGAATGTCCGCTTTTGCGCTGGCGGGATTCAAGTCAAATGAAATTATTGACGCGATGGGGCCGACGCTTGACCTTGCCGCTGCCGGACAAATGGAGGTCGGGGAGTCTGCTGAAATTGCCGCCAAGATAATGGGCGGGATGGGACTAAGGGCGAAAGACTTGGCTCACGCCGTCGATGTTTTAACGAAAGCTTTTGTAACTGCACAAACAGATTTGCCAATGCTTGGCGAGGCGATGAAATACGTTGGGCCGCTTGGGGTTCAGGCTGGCAAAGGTATTGAAGAATTAACCGCCGCAATAATGGTGATGTCCAACGCTGGCATTCAGGGGCAGCAAGCCGGTACTTCACTTCGGCAAATCTTAATACGTCTTTCCGGCGGTGTACCGGCGGCGACTGCGCAGTTAAATAAATTAGGCGTGCGTACAGCGACGGCTGGCGGAAAACTTCGTAACCTTGCCGATATAGTTGACGATTTAAACAAGGCACTCGCCGGAAAGGGCGAGACAGAGCGGGCAGCAATATTATTCCAGATATTTGGGGCAAAGGCCGTTGGCATTGCGCCAATGATTGCCGCTGGCGGCGACGAGTTGCGCAAATTTCAAAAGGAATTAGAGGACTCCGGCGGTACTGCCGAACGCATAGCAAATATTCAACTTGAGACGCTTGGCGGTAGTTTTAAAATTCTTATATCAAAAATAACAGGTGCGGGCATAGCAATTGGCGATTATTTTAATCCGGCACTTAAGGCAATGGTTGCCGCAGGCAAGGCGGCGATTGATACATTAAGCGGATTTGGCGGAGCATTAAAAGACTTATTAGACCTTCCGGCGGCGGGCCTTGAAAAGCATTTAAATTTTGTGCTTGGCGATTTGGGCTTTGGCGGCACGGGCGGGCTTGGGGCGAGGAGCGAGTTTGCCGGAAAGGGTGCAACGGACGCAATGAAAGAGGCGGCGCGGATGGCTGCCGAAAAATCGGAAGAGGAGAAGAAAAAAGAAAAGGATTATGACGAGCTTTACGGAAGAATGCAGTGGGGAGAAAAAGAACGGCGCGAGTGGGAAGAAAAAGAAGATGCGGAACGGCGAGAGAGAGCGCGGGTAGAGTGGGAAGCGCAATTAAAGGCCGAAGCAAAACAGAAGGAAGCCGCGTTTAAAAAGTATGAACAAGCAATGTCGGGATTCGAAGATGCTCTTGCCCGCGAAAAGATACGCGGAATAAAAGACCGGTGGGAGCGTGGACTTACGGAGATAGATTATGAAATAGAATCAATGATGAAATCGCTTGAAGAACAATACGCCGACACTGCCGTTGACACAACAGGCGCAGCCAATGTAATAAAAGAGATAGGAGAAATGCGGCGCAAGGCTCTTGATAGCGAGAAAAAGGAATATGAGGCGCAGGAGGCTGCGCGGGCAAAGGAAGAAGAAGACGCGAAGGCTGCGCGAGCAAAGATAGACAATGACAGAAAACGGAAAGATCAAGAAGAGGCTATACGTCGCCATAAGGAAGACGCCGAATCCATAACCAAAGGCCAACGCCTCGAAGCTACTCAAGCGCGATTCCTGAAACACGCGCCGGGTGAGGCGGGCGGCGTAACCCGCGAGGTCAAGCTGCAGCAGCAGCAGGTGGCCGAAATTAAAAAGACGCAAAAAGCGATAGACAGAGCGGCGAAATTTATAGTCAGTACGGTAAGAAGCACGATGGATTTTGCGGGGGCAAACATATAATGGCCGTTGTCAATGTAAAAGAATCCTGGAGCGAGACGTTAAAGGATAACGATATAACCGCGAGGCGCGGAGTTCGAATATATACTGTTGTGCTTGATTCCCCGGAAGCTACTCCTCCGGCGTCAGTGAACCTTGCAGAAAGCGCGGCAGACTTGCCGGATATCGGGGACACTTGGCCTGATGACCCGCGTATGATTTTACACAGATACGAAACGGCGACGAGGTCGCCCGTGTTATTCGAAGTGACCTGTCATTATAAAACTTATTATATCCCGCAGACAGGGGAAGAGGCCGACCCGCTTGACGAACCGGCCGATATATATTGGGGGCACGTCGGGTCTGACATACCGGCGCAAGAGGAGTATGCAGCGACGGGCGCGGGCGACCCTATACAGAATAGCGCAAGAGAGCCGTTTGACCCGCCGTTGACTAAAAGTTACTATGACACGACCTTAAGAATCGCCCGGAATGAATCGAGTTATACGGCGGCGACTGCGCGGGACTATATTAATACAGTTTGCTCTGACGACTATTATGGGTTCGGGGAAAATGCGGCAAAGATGGTAAAGTTCAGCGGGCAGCGCATTATTCGGGGCAGCTTCGACTACTGGCGGGTAGAATACGAGATACATTTCAGAGTAGACGGTTGGGAGATAAGGGTGTTGGATGAAGGGTTCAGGCATTTAGTCAGCGGCAAATCTGTACAAATTATGGATGACCCGCCGGTAACGGGCGATAATGCACGGCAGCCTTTGCCGATAACCGAGCCGATGAAGTTGAACTTAAACGGCGGACTGGTTACGGCATCGGGAGTTGCTTACTGGCACGAGTTTGACGTTTACGAAAAAAAATCGTGGAGCGCGTTAAATCTTCCCGATTATCCGTAGGTGAATAATGGCATACGTGCTAACAGAAAATGACGTGCGGGTGATAAAGTGGCTCGTCAACCTTGCCCGCAAAAACGGATTGCCGGGAATAATGCCCCGCAGGCACTCTCCGCCATCGATACCCTGCAAAACAAAGCCCGTCATTATCAAATCGAATACGGGCGGCGCGGGGCCGTTTACATCGGCGCAGTTTCTATCAGGCGACGACGGCGACTATACGGTCAAAATCGACGCAGGCGACGGCTCAAAAGAACAGTGGAAAGAGATTCCCGGCTGTAGGTGGGCATATGGGCGCGATGCTTATTGGAGCGAGCGGACTTTATATCTTGCGCTGGCGGAGATATGGGGGACGCTGCCTGCGGCAGCTTCGGATGGCTGGGCGAAAGACGCCGATAACTTTATGACCGCAACGGACACGTGGCTGGATGACTTTGCATCTTGGATTGGCACGCCTACAATTCCGGCAGACCCGCCACTTCAGCCAAATCCGATAGAAGCGACAGGGTTTATAAAATGGCTGGAAGATGTGGATGCTTTTATTGGCGACGGCGCGGTTGGCGAAGATCCCGCAACCGGGCTTATAAAGTGGACAGAAGACGTGGTAGACTGGCAGGCGGAACAGGGAGATTGGAATTCTTGGGCGGCAGGGCTTATTAGCGACCTCATTTCTTTTGCAGACGAGCACCGAACGTTCACGGAGGGTTTAAGAAATCGCGTAAACTCGATTATCAATTGCGCGAAAGATGCAGGAGGGGACGGCGACGCCTTTTGCGCCTGCGTCGCCTATCTCTCAACGCTAAGTGCTTGCGGCTCTGCACCGACCGGAACATCGCAACCTGATATAACAGCACTGGAGGCATTGACCGGGTTTGATGATTTTCCTGAATACACTCCGTCGTGGGATGGAACGCCGCCGAGCCTCGGCAATTACGGCGATGAATATTATCCCGCGACGGCCACCGACCGGGCGTTTATGATTGTCAGCCCGGATAACACTAACTTGCTTTATATTAGCAAAGATGGGATGTCCTGATGCTGCCATCGCGCCTAAGACTAATAGGCAGCTATTTGCGCGGGGACATAGACATTTCTATTCTCGCGAACGAGCTTGGCGTTTCGCCGATGCTTATACGCGAAGAGCTTTTGCCATATCGCGGAACGCAAAAAATAGATAGAGACAGAATATTAAAAAACCTGACGGATGATTACAACGTAGAGGAGGATGACTGATGCCCGACCCGGTGATATGGTATATGATAGTTGCGGTAGGAGCTACGACTGCTGCGCTTGTTGCCGTGTTCAAGCGTTATGCGAATTTTATTGAGCGCGAAAATAAACGGATATGGGATTTGTACAAAACCGAAACGACTGCGCTGAAAAACCGGATAGCCTGCCTCGAAGGGCAGGTTAAAAAATTGCTGGACAAGTTTCTCGGAGCGACCGATGAATAGATTTGCGAAGACGAAGTTTCTGGACGCGCTATATCCGATTCTGATAATGATAATCTGTATGGCGATAATGGTAATGACGCTCATCGCGTTATGCGGCTGCCGCCTTGTGGCGGAGGTCGATATAATCCCGATGCCTGAACCTATACCGGACTTCGGGCATCTTAAACTGGAGTTTGACACAGGAGGGAATTATGAGGAAGGTAGCATTGTTGACGATTTTGATATTGACAGGGGGCGTCTTCGGCGGGTGCGTTAAGGCCGACCCTATTGTTAAAGACTTTGGAGAAGCGGCGAGGGCGTGGTGGAACGCCGAGGGCGAGGATTTGAGCCGGGATGTTGCCGACTCCGCCGTAGCCGGGGTCAAGGATTACGTTGACGAAAAAAGTGCGGCGAACCTTGCGGCGGTTGAAGCGAAGTTTGGAAATCTTGAAGCGCGGTTTGATAAAAACGAGGACGGCGTTTTGGGAATGGGCGAAAAGTTGACTGCAATATATGCAATCCAAAAGGAAAATAAAGACCTGCCGAAAGAGGAACAGTTTCAGTTCTGGCAGTTGCTTCTTGCCGTCGTACTTGGGTATGGTGGCGTCAAGGGCGCGTCAAAGGGTGGCGGCGCAGTCATAGCAAAGATTAAAAACGGCTCGTAATTTTACTTCGCGCAAGCGAACATAGCCCTCTTGTTTCAGCCCCCCGCCCGTTCAACTCCCTGCGGGCGGGGGGCATTGTATATTTATGGCGATAGTTACACGCGGGCGAACAATGAACCGATTATATCTAACCCGAACCCACCTCACACACTTTGAGGACGGGCGGCAGTGCGCGTCCGAGACGTTTGATAATATCCATAATGGGGAAAGCATATTCCTAATAGGGTCAAACCCGCGCTTATACGACCTACTCCCGGCTTTGCATCGTGCGGAATACACCTTCGCCTTAAATCGGGCGTTGCTTGTTTATCCATACCCCACGTATTGGGCGGCGATGGATTATTGGCCTGCGGGGTTCTCGATGAATCCGCTATTCAATCCCGACGTGATAAAGTTTATCGATTTATTCAGAATGCACGACCCGATGGAATATCAGTCGAGCTTTTATCGTGAAGGGCGGCTGCTCCGGGATTTGCCGAATACGTATTTTTTCAACCGGGATGCTTCACGTTGTTGGAATGAGAACTTTTTTACGCGGCATAATTCGCTCGCATATTTCGATTCAACTTTTATGATTGCTCTGCAGTTAATCTGGCGTATGGGATTTAAGAAAGTTTATTTATGCGGTTGCGCGTTTGACTTCGACCCGGATGACCCGTATTGCTACAAAGACGAAATGAACGAAAAAGGCAAGGCGCATAACGCAAAATGCTATCCGAGGTTGGCACGTGAGGTCAACGAGTTTATTCCGATAGCGCGTGATAACGGGTTTGAAATATTCCGGTGCGACGAGGAATCGAACCTTGACGCACCGTATGAGACTATTGAATTGGCTTTACAATCCTCACAGACCGCGCAACGCCCGCAGTCCGTTTGATATACCCCTTGTCCTCCAGAACGCTCAGTAAGGCGTGTCCGCGCTGTTTAGATAGCTTGAGTGCCTTCCCCACGTCCGACGCTGACGGCGCGTAGCCACAGACCTTAATATAACGGTCTATGACGTTTAGAGCGCGAGCTTGGACGGGGGTTAGCTCGGTTATTTTGTGAACGCCCATTATGCCCTCCCCTTTAGGTTATATGCAGTTATGCTCGATAGCGAAAAAGACCTCTTTAGCCCGGCACATATTGGGAACGCTTAACCGAACGGGATTAACCGTTGCAAACGTAATTTTCACTGCGTAGTAATTTTGGGTAAGGTCGGTCGCGTAGCAGTAGGTTTCGATTTCGCAATATTGGCCAACCATCGTAGCCTTGACAACTCGTTTAACTTTTTTTGTTTTACTAAAGGTCATTTTCTTGCCCTCCGTTTAAGTTTTCAATCCTCATCAGGCGGCCTTCAGACCGCGACGCGCCCGAAGGCGCGTTTCGGATTATCTCTCTCGTATTATCATCGCCTCGTCGTCATAATTTTCAACATCGAGGTCGTCGCCGGTCTCGTAGAGGCCTCCCGTATAGCGGACGCCGTCGTCCGTGCGCTCAGCAATAGGCCAGTGGTCGTCCCACTCCTCCAGATTCATAACATCCCCCGCCGTGCCGACGAGTTTCCCGGTCAGATAATACGCGATAGCTCGCAGTGCCGTCGGGCGGTCGTAGCTGATACCAAACGCCCGGTCGCCGTCCTCGTCCGGTTCGATTGTAACATCCACATCAGGATGACTCGCAATAAATTCAATAATAATTTGTTCGACCCGGATTTTCATTTTGTTGCCCTCCTATGCGCCATTCCCGGCGCGTTTAAGTTTTCAATCCTCATCAGGCGGCCTTCAGACCGCGACGCGCCCGATGACAACTCGTTTAACTTTTTTTGTTTTACTAAAGGTCATTTTACTCGTCATCCTTTTCGCCTTGCGGTTAAAGTGTAGCTTCTATTTCGTCAAGCTCCTTTAATAGGCGTTCGTGTAGCCTGACAACGCTGTCGTGTACGTGTTGATTCGTAAGGCCCGGTATGGTGCTGTCGTATTGACTCCGTTTTTCTTTTTCCGTGAGGCCGTGAAACCACTTTTCGAAGTTAGCGTGTCCGCCCATAACCTGCTCGCGCCTTTCCTCAAAGCCCTCTTGGGTGTTTTGGGGAAAGGTGTGGATGCCGTCCCAATGTATGCAGGCTATGGCAGAATCTTCCGGCGTCCAGTACCAGTTTTTGCTTTGTCGTCCGGTGTATGTTTTCATTGTTTTCAATCCTCATCAGGCGGCTCAATAACCCAGCCATTCGCGCCAGCCATAGACGCCTCGATTTCTCAACACATCGCGCTCTTCTCTGGAATTCTCCTGCTCTGCCGGTAGGTCTCCGGTTTCGACCGACGCACTGACGGCTTTGACGTGTCGGCACATCTTCCCGAATTTTCCAGCAGGGCAATCGCAATCCCATACCCGAACATATTCGGGGTCTCCGTCGCCAGAGCCGCGATACTGCACATTGTACGCGTTGCCAGAGCGTTCGCTTCCGACCCTCCAGTGGTTGTTGGCGATTTTCGTGATTTTCATTTCTTTGCCCCTTTCGTTTTCGTTTTCCTTGTTATCAATCTACTAATATTATACCCCGCTATAGATGAAAGTCCATAGGAAAATAAAATAAATCGAAAGTTTTTTATCGCCCTGAAACCCTTATAAACAGGGGCTTTGCGCCGATTGGCGAGATTATTTTAAAGAATTTTTAAAAATAGCGTTAGACACATATCAGCGAAAATTGTAAAATTCGGGTAGTTGATAAAAGGAAAATTCGATGACCCGGTTGAACCTCAGGAAACAAAATAAAAAACACCTCGCTCAGAATCTCTCAACCGGGTCTGGCGAGGCTGGTTACGGGGCGGGCGGCCACAAAACGCCCGCCCCTTTTTCTTATTAAGGAGGGCACGTGATTTATAGGGCTTCATCCGTCCCGCGAATACTCCGCTGTCCCGCGTCAAGCGTTGCCCCGGATATATACATTGATGAATCAGGCGAGGCGGCTGCGGTCGGTTCGGCGGTTCACAACGTCTTGGCGCAGGTAGTCGAGGAAGGGCTGACGCAATTGCCGGAAGTCGGGAAGGCGGCGGAGTTGCATAGGCTTGAGGACTACGCCGAATTAATCCGGCTTGGATGGGCGGGGGTTAATGCGCTTGAAGATTTACGCCCTTCCATATCGAATATTCTTGGCGTAGAAAAATCAATGGCGTGCGCCGAATTTAAAGGTACGGCGGATATGGTGTTTGAATCAGACGACGGTGCGCTTTGCGTATTAGACTGGAAGTCGGGGTTTGCTGACGCCGACTACGCTGACCAGCTTATGACGTATGCGATTATGGCGAGGGCAACATTCGGTGCGTATGAGCGATATAAAACAATAATCGTTTGGCTTCGGTCAAGGGAAATAGAAATCAATAGTTATGAAATAGAAGATTTGCGAGCATGGGAGCTTCGGTGGAATGAGGTGATTAAATCCGACCGCTACACGCCGGGCGAACATTGCAAGTGGTGTCCGCGTCAGTTCGATTGCGAGGCGCGGGCGCAGATGGTGCGGGCGGTCAGCAAAGACCTCGTTGAAATCGAGGCGGGGCAGCTTACGACCAACGAACTTGCCGACCTATATCCCAAAGTCCTCATCGTAGAGAAAGCTTGCAAACGATATAAGGATGTTTTGCGGGCGGCGGTTAAGGACGCCGGGACGGTTAAGCTTTCGGACGGGCGTATAATGTCTATGGAAGAGCAGGAGAAGAAGTCGATAAAATTCAATAAGGCATACAGTTACCTTATGGGGTATTTCGAGTGCGCCAGTATACAGGATTTGCTTGACGTTATCGGTAAGTCAGTCACGCTCGGAAAGAAAGGGCTGCTGGATATTATCGGCGAGGGCGCACCGCGCGGACAGAAGGGTAAGCGAAAGATGGCGGTAATGGACGACCTCGAAAAGGCCGATGCCGTATCGTCTTTTACTTCGCATAGACTATCAATCAAAAAACCTAAATAAGGGGGTCTTATGACTGAAAAAAAGAACGCTTTAACCGTGGGCGGAATCACGGAAGAGAAGTTAATCGCGCTTGAAGAGGCGGTTAAAAAGTACTCAATCGCCAATCTGTCAAACGCCGAAGTATTCAAGCCTGCATTAATGCTGGCGGAAGGCATGACCATCTTGCGCGAACAGCTTACGCCGGACGTAATGAAGAGGATAGACGAACTCCAGGGCAACCGGCTTGGCTTCAGGACAGACAAGCGTCCGGGCGAACGGTATCCGCCTGCTGTCGTCAAAGACTGTTTCATCGAGGCGACGCTTATGGGACTGCGGCCCATCGGCAACGAGTTCAACATTATATCCAGTTCCCCTTATGTTACGCGGGAAGGATTGTCGCGGTTATTGCGCGATTATCCCGGCCTCACCGACCTTGAAATTAAACTCGACATTAAGGCGATGAGGGAGGGCAGGGCTGTCGTTTTCTTCACGGCATCGTGGTTGCTTAAGGGCAGCGCTATGGAGTTATCAGGCGAAATCCCGGTGCGCGTTAATGCGAAGATGGGGATTGACGCCGTGCTGGGCAAAGCGGACCGGAAGGCGAAATACCGGATATACAATCGCATAACCGGCTCGCGGCATTCTATGATAGCTGAGGGTGACGCGGACGATGCGATTCCGGCGGACTTTGCAGAAAAGAAAAACGGATTAGATGCCGGACGGCGGAGGTTTGGAAAGCCGAAGCCTGAACCTGCAACTAATGGCCCGGTGCAGGCAAAAACCGACGCGGGCGAACTACGCTGCCCCGGTTGCGATAAGACAATGACGCCCGAAGATTCAGTCTTGTTCAATGGGCTGTGGTGGCACGATGATTGCCTTGAAGCCGATTCAGTCGGGGAAGGCGGGCAGAAAACACTATAACCGGGTCGCTGTTGCGGGCGATACTGGAGGCGAAATGATAACTGTTGCGAAGGGATATATAACTGAGATAATCGGCTTAAAATATCCTATCTGCCACGTTCAATTTCACGAAGCTATAGAATACGCAGAAGAAGCGGCGGCGAAATTCAATAAGCAACCAGAATCTTTTGAGGCGAGGGTCAAGCCCGCTTTGCTAATCGTGGACGAGTCGGCCTTTTCAAAAGCGGAGGGGAAATGAAAACGAAAACAGTCTATGAGGCAGTACTCGGCGTGATTATTGCCGCGCCGAGCAGAAGGAAGATTAAGGTAGTATCTCCGGTCGCAATCCAGTCCGCGCATAAAAAGCACCCGCTATCAGGACTGCGCAGGCTGCGAGAGTTGCGGGAAGCGGGGCTGCTTTATTTTGAGTACGACCAGCAAACAAAACGATATTTTGTTTCTACGCCCGTGAAAAATTTACGGGCAATAAGGCGAGCCTTTCGGGACGGCCTGTCGTTGTCATTTGTTGTCGAGCAGAGAAAGGGAAAGAAAGGCGCATTATGAAATGGAAAATAATCACTGCTACGCGCGTTGACGGCGATGTATTTTTAGGCGGGAACGTCCGGTTTGAAAAAGGTTGTTTCGTAACTGGAAAAATAAAGGCCGGAGGTTGGATAAAAGCCGGGAGTTCGATAGGGGCCGGGAGTTGGATAAAACCCGGAAAGTGGATAAAGGCCGGAAGTTCGGTCTTACCCATTATAGCGGCCCCAGAAGGGGGATCCGTGAAAAACGCGCAGCGGGCGTATGATGACGCCGAGCCGACGGAGGTTGTATGGGACAGCGTGGTAGCCTGTCTGGACGATTACAGCGACGCTGAGCTTGCTGATTTAATCCTTAAAGACAAGGACTACGGCAAGGATATTATAATCGCGTTGATTAAGAATGACCGGAAGTTTGCCATCAAGGAGCTCGCGGAGTTCCACGACGCGGAGTCGTTGGATGTTAAAATACGAGGAGAATCGGAATGAAATACGGCACGACTAAAAAATGCCTGAAGTGCGGGGAGGCTCGACATTCGGGGGGGAGCGACGGCTTTAAGGTTGAATATCTGCCTAACCATAATCCACCTGTAATGCGCATAACGTGCTCTCGTTGCGGATTCCAGTTTTTTGAGAAGCCGCTGGACAGGAAGGCGGAGGAGGTTGAGCTATGAGAAAGCGCAGCAGCAAGGTTTATTGTATTTGCAATGGCGTTGTTTGCGAGACTTATGTTGAATTCGGCAAAAAAAATGAAACGAGCGGGAAGTGTGAATACAAACTTTGTATCGGGGCCGGAATGGAGGGTTCGGACTGGGATTTGTGGCCAGAATCTTTAGTGTTCGATAGTTACGAAAAGGCCAAAGCGGACGGTGACAAGGCCGAAGATAACTTAAAGAAAAATGAGGGGCGGAAGATGTTTGAATCTCTCGCCGGGGAAAAGACAGGCAGGGCAAGGAGAGGCGGGCCTTCGTGGGGAGTGAGTGATTTAATGAGCGATGGTAGCGACAGGATGATGCCTGATTTTTGAGTTAAGTTACGGAGGGGGGAAATGTATATATACGGCGACGAGATAGAAGTCAAGGCGAGGGGATTGCGGGCGCGGGGGGCCTCAAGGCGTGATATATCGCGCGAGCTGGGGATTACAGTAGACGAAGCGATTAGTCTTGAAGCCCTTGTCGCCCCACCACCCCTAACGGACGAGGAGTTCAACAAGCGGCGCGGGGGGTTTCATCGTATGGAAAGCTGGCAGAGAGACCTTATAATTGCGCTTGCAAAGCGCGGGCGAACGTATAAACAAATCGCCGAGCAGGTCGGTTGTACTCACGCGGCGGTGTACTATGTTTTAAAGCGCAACCGTAATAAAAAGAAAAGCGGCGGTCGTCCGATTGGCGCGCGGAAAAAGGCGCGTATGATGGAGCTATTGAAGGCCGGGGAGTTGCCCGGAGCTGTGGCGCGAAAAGTCGGAGTATCGCACAGTACGGCGCAGAGATATTCAGAAGAGTTAGAGGCGGGGCTTGTATTCGTCAACGCGCTCTCGTGAAGAGCGTGTCGGGAGCACCCGAAGTGCAAGCCCCGCGAAGATTTATTTTAGATTTCTTTTTAATCCTTAAAGTTATTTTGTTAGAGTGCGGGCGTGAAGAACAGATTGCTCAATTTAGACTTTAACAGCGACGGCAGCCGGAGTACGTTCATACCTGCGGGTCTGTTCTTCACACCTCCGGCTTGCCGTTGGCTTTTGCGGAGCGGGAAGTGGCTAAAGGAATAAAATACGTGCAACTTGAGGCAGCGAAATTTCTGACAGACAGGGCGTATCAGCGAATGAGTCTTGCCGAACGCGGGCTTTATACCTATCTTATTTTTGTGCTTTATGACGAGGAAGGTTCGCTTGAATTCGACCCGGCAGAATTAGCTGACCTTTGCCGGGCGTCAGAGGACGAATTTAATCAAGCGTGGGAGGGTATAAGCAAGAAATTTATTTTAAAAGGAAAAAAACTCTCCCACAAAAAGGTTACGGAACAAATCAAAAAAGCAACGAAACGGCGAAAGGACGCAGAGGCTGCCGCCGTAAAGTCTTGGGAGAAAAGGCGTAACGGCGATGAATCCGCAATGCGAGGGCAATGCGAGGGCAATGCGACCGCAATGCGACCGCAATGCGAGGGCAATGCTAATATAAGTGAAGTAAAGGGAAGTAAAGGGAAGGGAAGGGAAGGGAAGGGAGGCGAAGGGAAAAAATTGCCCCGCGACGACTTCTATGCAGCCCTTTTTCAGGCTTATGAAGATATGTTCGCCCATATTCCCGGACAGCGGGACAAGGACCGGTTAAAAGTTCTCGCAGAGGAAAAGTTTACCCCTATCGAACTTCGGCAAGCTCAAGACGACTTGCCCGATAAATTCAAATTCGCTCCGAGGGTAGTTTTAGACCGGGCGTGTGAAAATCGCCGAGGAGAGACAATAAAAACCAAAAAGAAAGTCAATCCCTTTGCGCCGGATTTTGAAAATCCGTTGAGCGAGAAAATCTTACGGGAGGGTAAACAGTGAGCTATGAACCCGGCAACGTTTATGAACGCATTTTCTTTGAGGAGTTCCTTATGCCGCCAAGTGCGGCAGAGCGTGAAAAGTTACAGGCCTTTGCCGATAAAAAAGTTGACCTTGAAATTATTACCCGGCACTTCAAGGCGTCTGGAAGCGAAAGCCTTGACAGGCACAGAGCGTTTGCCGCGATTTCAAACGAAGTCCGGTTTCCGCGCCGGGAATCACGCAATGTTGAAGTGATCTTTGTCGATATTTACCGGGCTTATCTATGCCGAAAAAAATACGAGCCGGGCAGGCCGATGATTTTAAGGGCTTACCACGCAATTAAAAAGCCGGGCGAGAGTTATAGCGGCGCGAGGGAAAGGGTAAAACAATCGGCGGCAAATAAGGAGGGGGTGACGTGGCAGGATTTGGAGCTTGCGGGCTGGAAGGTAGATAGCTGGTCGGCGCAGGATTGGGAAGCGGAGAGGCTTTTACTGGAGGAGAAATGACTACATTAGAAGAAGAAATACAAGAACTTGATAACGAAAACGAAAGGTTACGTAATGATTTATTCGCGGCGGAAGCCGCAGTTATCGAAGGGCAACGAAACGAAAATGCTGCTTATACGCAACTTGCCATAGCCGAAGAAGAACTCGACTCCCTCCGCGCCAAGATTAAGGCGAAAGTGGATGAATGGTGGGAAAGGGCAACGGGCTGGGGTTCTGATAGTGCGCGGGACGGCATTGAGTCTTGCATTAATGACATTAAGGCGATACTGGAGGAGAAATGACTAACAAAGAACTGGCGAAGCGGATAGCGAGAAATCTCCCCGGCGGCTCTCGTATATTAACTGAAATCGAGAAGGTCCTCACCGCCGCCGAGAAGCGCGGAGATATAATCGTGCCGGGGTATAAAATCGGAGATGTGGTATGGGTAAACTGGAGGGGAACTCAAAGGCGCGTCGTTAAAGAAAGGCACCCGATTAGATACGATATTGGTCTGCTTGACCACGGAGTTACGCTATCCGTAACAGAAGACGAGTTTTATCCTACAAGAGCCGCAGCGAAAAGGAAAACGTAAATGAAAGGAATAATGTTTAAGGACGCGAAGTATGACTGGATAAAATCCCTGCCGCCGGGCGCGCTATTTCATACGCGGCGGATAATGAAACCACAACCGGAAGATTTTGAGGACGGCAAGCCATACGAAATGGGTGCAGGACAAGCGCCGTTCAAGCGTTTTATTGAGCCAACCTACAAAAAAGACACCACCATCTACGTCAAGCGCGCCACAAAAGAATATCCGAATAAGATGTTCTGTCCTGAAAGGCTTGCCGAAATTTTCCTCGACGTTGTTGATGTGCGGGGAGAGCGATTGCAGGATATAAGCGAGGTGGACTGTAAGTTGGAAGGCGTCCAGCTGCCGCGAAATACGGCAACGATGTGGGACGGGATATATAAGGCGGGTTATCAAGCGATGTGGGAGTCTATCAGTGGCAAGGGCTCGTGGGATAAGAATCCTTATGTATTTGTGTGCGTCTTGAGGAGGAGAAATGAACCTGATTAAACGCTGGCGGGAACGGGCGAAGGATTTGCGGGCGGTAAATCCTAAATCCGTTCACCTAATAAACGAAGCCGCACGCATAGAGCGGTGCGCTGATGAACTTGAGAAGGCGGGGGTGCAGGGGTATTCCTCAAGGCGGACGACCGACCTTTGGGATTTTGCTAAAGATAGAAAAGCGTTTGAGCGGCTTGGCTATCCATTTCGACCCGCCCTGCTAATCGTGGAGGAGAGCTGCGAAAGAAGCAAATCCTATAATACGGAGGGGTTTTATGAAAACATACACCGAAACCAAGAAACTTCTCGGCGATGGCAAAACTGTGCTGGAAATCTTATCACTCGACATCCCAATAGAAGACCGTATTTGGGTAGGTCTCCAGATACTCTCGGAGAAAAATCAAAGATTATTTGCCTGCTCGTGCGCACGTAGAGTATTGCCGCTATTCGAAAAAATACATCCTGAAGATAAACGTCCCCGGCAAGCAATAAACGCCTCATACAGATTCGCAAACGGGAAAGCTACGGAAGAAGAACTGGAGGAAGCGCGGGGAGCAGCGTGGTCGGCGGCGTGGTCGGCGGCGCGGACGGCGGAGCGGTCGGCGGCGAGGTCGGCGTGGTCGGCGGCGCGGACGGCGCGGGCGGCGGCGTGGGAAGCCGCGTGGTTCGCGGAAGCCGCAAGGGCTACGGAACTAAACTGGCAACTGAAAAAGTTGAAAGAATTTATCAGGAAGGAGGCCCTGTGAAAACATACACCGTAGCAGACGTAGTTAAATGGGGGCCCTGCCCCGAATATACACGTGCCGAAATCAAGAAACTTATCGGAAGCGGTAAAACTGCGCTGGAAATATTATCGCTCGACATTCCGATAGAAGACCGTATTTGGGCAGGCGTCCAAACGCTCTCGGATAAGAACCGCAGGTTATTCGCCTGCGCGTGTGCACGGAGAGTACTACCGGTATTCGAAGGGAAATATCCTGAAGATAAACGTCCCCGGCAAGCAATTAACGTCTCATACAGATTCGCAAACGGGAAAGCTACGGAAGAAGAACTGGAGGAAGCGGAGACGGGCGCGTGGGCAGCGGCGCGGGCGGCGGCGGCAGCCGGGTGGGCTGCGGAGGCAGCCGGGTGGTCGGGAGAAAGGGATGCGTGGTCGTCAGCGTCGGCAGCGTCGGCGGCGTCGGCGGCGTCGGGCACAGAAAATACGACGGATACTATAGAGGCCGCGTGGTTTGCGGAATCCGCAAGGCGCGCAGAAAAAAATTGGCAACTGAAAAAGCTGAAAGAATTTGTCAGGAAGGATAAGAAGTGAAAATCGATAAAATCCGAGTACTCGACAAACGCGGATTTGCGATAAGAAAAAAATCAACTTCCGCGAACTTGCCGAAAGGGTGAGAGACAATGAGGATATATTATTGCCTCGGTTGCGATAAATATTATATCGGGGAAATATGCACCTGCGGCGACCACGGCGAGCCGGTAAAGCCAGAGGACGTTATAGGGATGCTTAATGGGCCAAGGCTGTCTGATATAATCGAGGACTTTACCGCCGAGAATCTCGGCGGCAAGAGTATGAAGAGATGATACTGGGCAGGTGGTTGACAAGTAGGAAGGGCTATCGAGGCGTGGCAGCGTTTGGTTGAGACTACACCTATAGGTGTGGTATGGCGTGGGGAGGCTAATCCGTGCACTTGTTCTTCTGCCAGAGAACATTATCTATGCAGGGGTTAGTAAGCGCGGGGTGGGGAATCCCGCCGATGCCCTTAAAATCAGGGGGGAATAAAGAGGCATAAATGTATTTCACTGGCATAGATCCCGGCCATACTTGCGGCATCGCTATAATCGACGGCGGTTTAAACATTCTTGAACTTGCCAGCTTTAAATGGCCAGACTATCAGGCATACGGAATTTGGCTGGAGGTTCGGCGACTGGCAATGAACATCGCGCAGTGCGCCGAAGTTGATTTGAAAAATAAATTCATAATTTGCGTTGAAACCCCAACGGGCGGGAGCTATAATCGTGATGTTGCGCAAGGTTGGAGGTACGCGAGGGGAGTAGGTCAAAATATGGAGCGCACGGCTGAACTGACAGGTCTTTTTAAGCGATTCGGGTTTCAGGTTAAAAGCATCACGCCAAAGGCGGGTTTTACTAAATGGCCCGCCGAAAAATTCAGCGCATATTTTGGATACGATGGCAAGTCAAACGAGCATACACGCGACGCCGCGCTTCACGCGGCAAGGGGGCTGAAATGAAAGCAGGAGATGCAGTGTATACTATTTTGTCGCTTGGCAGCGATTGGGGAGCTTTAATAGACGTTAAAATAAAAAGGCAGGTCAATAGCGTTAGCGGTTCTGGACGACGGTTTCTGTGCTCTCCGGTAGATGCCAATTTGTGCGACAAGGTTATATCGGAGTCGAATCTTTATTTAACAAAGCGCGCAGCGCGGACTGCGTTTAAAATGGGAACGCTTGAAGATAAAACGAGCACTGCGCGAAGCGTGGCAAGGGGGTTGAAATGACCAATGCTGACAAGGTAGAATATGCGGCGCAGGTCGCAAGAGGGGAGCGGGGGGAGATAGAATTTGATAGTTGCGGCAATCCGCTGCTTAACGAGCCGGAACTTAAAGATGGCTTTGCGGAGGCGAGGGACGCGACGGCTGGATTGTCTATTCGAGATGCGGCGATAGTGATTATTTTTTTGCTGAAGCCCGATAACGCCATAACACTCGACAATGTCGCTAAAACGGTCGATACACTTGCCGCAGAGATTGCTACAAGGGGGTTATAATGGGACACCCGCTGTTTAAGGTCGTGTTGGACGAGTGGCGAGAGCTGCACGATAGGAAAAATGACCAGTACGCACGGGAAGAATTCCCGCTGGAAAATTTTGACCGGATGGCGCATTACTGCCGCCCGCTGCTGGAAAATGCAATCCCGCTGGAGCATCATCGTCTTGCCTGTATCCTGATGCTTCGGGCAAAGCAGGATATAGGCGTTATGGATATGGTCGGCCATTCGAAAGAGGGCTGCTGCGAGGAGGTTGAAGACAAGCTATCGGACAGCGGAATATATAGCGGGTTGGGGGTCGTTGTGGAAAGAGAAAACAAGGACGACGACTTCGCGCCGGGTTGCACGGCACTAAAGCCATTTCCAGAACCGACGGGCTACTCGCATATCCGCGAAGCCCCACTTGATTTTACCTACCTTGCCAGCCCGTATTCGGCGTCGGGTGATAGCATTGTTGCGTTAATGCAAGCAAATCATAGCTTAACGGTACGTCAAGCAAGGGCGGCAGTAGAAAAATCCCGCTTTGAACTCGCAGCTCACGCTGCCGCCATCCTGATAGACCGAGGCGAGCGGATATTCTGTCCCATAACGCACTCGCACCCGATAGCCACAAGCCCGTCGTATGTGAGGTCAGAGGACGAACACGGACGATGGATGCGTCAGATAGCCACAAGCCCGTCGTATGTGAGGTCAGAGGACGAACACGGACGATGGATGCGTCAGGACGAGCCGTTTCTTGAATCCTGTTCGAAGTTAATGGTTTTGTGCCTGCCGGATTGGGAAAAATCAACGGGCGTGAAGCACGAGATGGACGTTGCGGAACGGCGGGGGATACCGATTGAGTTTGTGCGGTTCGATGACGACGGGGAATTAGTCGAGGGTGTGCCTGTTGACGAGGCTGTGAAGGCTATGGGCAAGGAGCCGGATGAGCGCATACACCGACTGGATACGAACGCTTGAATGTACGGTGTGCGGGTCGCGCAGGGGCGTACAGGCAGCGCATATGAGGGGTCTGGATAAGCTGTCCGGGGGGGCGGGACTTAAGCCGGATGACCTGTATGTGATACCGCTGTGCGGCTGCTGTCACGCCATAGAACACAACGAGGGGCGGGGCAAGCTATTCGACGCCCGGCAAGAGAATATGTTGTTAGTGTTGTGTGGAATGCTAAAGACCGCGTACAGCGCGAATAGGGCGTTACGGGAATTTGGCATTACGTCGTTTGAGTTTGACGCGAAGACCGCCGTTGTAGAATGGCGCAACCGATATATGAGGGGGAGATAATGCCGTATATTAAGCAAAGCGACAGATGTGAATATAACAAGGCCATTGATGCCTTAGTTAGAGAGTTGAACACGGCCCCCGACGGACATATTAATTATGCTATAACCGTCCTATTGAAGCGGTTATATGGCTCATCATATCACGACCATAACGCCGCCATCGGCGTCCTCGAATGCGTCAAGCAGGAGTTTTATCGGTGTGTCGTTGCGCTGTATGAGGACAAAAAGAAAGCGGAGAATGGAGATGTGGGGTAATGGCCAAAGACTACGTAATGGGCGACAAGGTGTACGTCGTGCGCAAACTAACGCAATCTCAAGGCCGGGCAAAGAAGGGCGCAATACCTCCGCGCATTAAACACGCGCCGATATACGAGGCATACGGGCTATGTGAGGTAGTCGGCGAGGTGCGGGTAGGGGGCACTATGGCGTATAAGTTGCATAATCGCTCGCGGTTGCATACTGCCGATGAAATGTATCGGAAGCGGGCGGACGCTGAACGAGCCGCGAGGAAGCTGCAGGCGGGGGAGTGATGATTGCCACGGGGATTGTTGCGCAAAGACTTAAGGTACTACCCTAAGATAACCCTACTGCGCATTTACGAAC